ATACCCATAGAGGTGTCTTGGAGACAGGTTCCTAAGTACGCTGGTGGGCCTCTGCGCGACGAGCAATGGAAGCAGCAGATGATTGCCCAGACCAGCGAACAGCAGTTTGAGCAGGAGTTCGAATGTTCGTTCCTTGGTTCGTCAAATACTTTAATCAGTGCCAGCAAGCTAAATTTGCTTCAGTTTGATAAACCACTAGCAAAGGAGCCAGGGGGCCTTTATATCTACGACGAGCCAGTTGAAGGCAATGCCTACTTCATCATGGTCGATGTCGCCAGAGGCCAGGGAAGAGACTATACGGCTATGGTGGTGGTCGATTCTACCGAAAAGCCCCATAAGGTCGTGGCAAGGTATAGAAATAATCTTATATCTCCCTTTGATGTTCCGCCGGAACTCTACAATTTGGCAATAAAATATAATAATGCACACTTACTGATTGAAGTCAACGACATTGGCGGTCAGATTGCCGATGCCATGCACGAAGATTACGAGTATGAAAATATCATTCAGACTCAGATGATGGGTCGTGCAGGACAAAAAGTAACCTTGGGATTCGGTCGCGGAACAAAACAAAGAGGCGTAAGGACCAGCTCTGCGGTCAAAAAACTGGGTTGTGCAGTTTTAAAAAATTTAATTGAGCAAGACAGGCTCTTGGTCAGAGATTTTGATATTATTCAAGAATTGATGACTTTTGTTTCAAAACATCAGACACATTGTGCAGATGATGGATATACAGACGATTTGGTTATGTGCTTGGTTCTTTTCGGATGGCTGACCCGTCAAGGCTATTTTGAAGAGATTATAGAGATACAAAAGAAAAAAATAATAAATACCACAGAGAAAGAAGAGGAAGAAAATACTACTTTTTTTGTTGGACCGGACAAATTTGATAATATTTTCAAAGCGGGTAAAGACATTTGGTTTACACAGGAATAATATATGCCACAAATTAATATAACAGAAAATTCAGCAAATTTAATTAATACAATAGCATCTCAAGCATCTTCGCATATTTCTGTATTTTTTTGTGGAGAAACATTTTATAATAAACTAGTACAAAATGAAAACCCAGTACCAGTTTTTAAACAATATAATACTCCACAAGAATTAATATCAGAATTTGATATTTCCGTTCTTGCTGGAACTTCTAGCGGACTTGCTAATTCAACATTAGAAAAGGGATTTAGTGGTGGTACTACTCTAGACAGAGAATTACATTCAGCTTTAAATTATCTTGAATATGGAGGAATTTTAATTGCTGCAACTGGAGCAACACAACTCGGATCTGTAAATATACAATTTGACTCTGCTTTTTATGAAAGAAGAGAAAAATTTCTTGATGTTATAGCCTTTGTTAATATTTTTGAAGATGTTATTGGTATTGTAGGCTCTTCTTTTGAATATAGAAATGGTAGTGATGGTGATTATCCAACTACTTATTCTGGTGGTGGATTTGGTATTTTACAGCTTACTGGTATTGCTGGAAGTACTTTTGACAATCAGATATTTTCTGTTCTAGGAAGAAAAGAAAGAAATAGATTGTACGGTGGAGAAACAGCTAATATTAGAATACTAATGACATCAGATGCTGCCGGATGCATTGCTAGAACAGATTCAGAATATTATCCGTGGTATGCTCCAGCTGGAACAGTTCGTGGTCAAATTAATAGTTTTACTAAATTAATTCCAGCACTCGATGATAATGATATAACCACTCTACAAACCCAATCAGTCAATGCTTTTAACAATATTGTTGGTTTAGATGGTGCTTATCTTTTAGGTGATAAAACATGCGAAACTACATCTTCATCAAATAAAACTCAACTTGGAATTACAAGATTAGTAAATTATATTGGTAGGGCATTTAAACCTATAATTTCTAATGCTCTATTTGAGCTTAATGATGCGGAAACAAGATCTAAAATAGTAACATCTTCTACAGCAGTCATGGAATTTATTAAATCTGGAAGAGGAGTTTCTTCATATTCAATAATATGTGATGAAACAAATAATACATTAGTAGTACAAGAAGCAAGACAAATAGTGGTGGATTTATCGTTTAAACCAGTATTCTCTGTAAATGAAGTTTCGTTTAGATTTGTTATTAATCAATCTTAATGGATGATATTTCATTTCAATTTAATACAATAGAGTCAAAAAAGAATGTAGATGTTGCTCTTTTAATCTACGATTCTGATTATTTTACATTTTTAAAATTAACATCTGAAAAGTATTTTGTTATAGACTCTTTTGATAAAATTACATCTTTAATAAAAGATGCAAATTATACATTTTTAGATTCTTCTATATCTAAATTTGAAGATTTTTTAAATTTTATGAAAATACCTGATAGAGGGGATATTTCTAGAAAAATTGATTTATATAATCATTTAATATTAGATCAATTACATTATGGCCATAATGTCATATTGGTTAATTGTTCATCCCCTACATCAGAATCTAATATACAATACGCTTTAAACGAAAGAAATATCAAATTATTAGCATATGATCCTTTAAAGCTTACAATAAGTAATTATTTAAAAACTTTAATAGAAAATAATAAAATACCATTAATTCTTAACTGTACTAGATTAAATAATACAGTATACGAAACCAGTTATACAGAATATAATAGAATACCTATTATTAATATTTCAGATTTATATTTAAGAAATTTTATTACTAATAATTTTTCCTATTTAACATATAGCTGTGCAGGAATTAAAAAAATATTAAGATACTATTCTTCAAGAAATATAGGAACAGACGAACAAGATCAAATAGATACAAAAAATTATACTTGTGTTCCTTTGATGAGCGATGCCATCGGTGTATTTTCTAGATGTTTAATCACATCTCCTTGGTCGCCTCCTGCTGGTTTTTCAAGAGGAAAAATTTTAAATCAAAATTTTATTTCTTCAAATAATGTAGAGGTAGAACAAATAATACCTAATACACCATCAAACTTAAATAATTTAAGTGTTATCTATGATCGTGGAATTAATTTACCTATAAAAATTTCAGGTGATGGTGGAATTATAGCATATTATTTTAACAGTGATTTTTCTGGTGCTATAAACGACCCAAATCCATTAAAACAAAGTATTACATATGCAAATTTAATATTTAATATCGTAACTAATATTAAATCGATATTGGCATCTGCATTATTTGAGCAAAACGATGAACAATTGCGAAATATTATAAAAAGTAAAATACAACAATATCTGGTTTCTATTAAATTAAACGAAGGTATTGAGGAATTTTCTGTCGTTTGTGATGCATCAAATAATAATATCGTTGATATAACAAACAGAAAATTTACTGTTGATATTTTTATTAAACCATCACAAAGTATAAATTTTGTAGAATTGAGCTTTACTACATAAGATATGCCATCAATTACTAATTTTACATCAAATTTTAAAGGTGGTACTAGAAAAAATAGATTTCTAGTAGAAGCAGTATGGCCTTCTGGAGTAGGAAATCCAGTTGCCACATATCATGTATTAGCTACAACTTTGCCCTCTTCTACACTAGGAAAAGTAACTTTTCCTTATAGGGGGAGACAAATTCATTTTGCTGGTGATAGAGAATACGAAGATTGGGAAGTTTCTATTTTAGATGACTCTCCGGTTTCAGGGACTTTGTGGCGTTCTTTTCAAGAATGGCATAAAAAAATAAATGGCCATGCTTCAAATACTCATTCTGCGGTCAACGAATCATTTAGTAATTTAAAGCAAAATTGGGTGGTAAGACAAACTGATTTAAATGGAAATACAATTAAAAATGTTAGATTAATTGGTTGCTATCCATCTATAGTAGGTCCTATTGATTTTGATATGGGTTCACAAGTTTATAATACATTTGTAGTAAAAATAGCTTACGATTATTTTCAAATCTTCTAAAGGAATATAATGGCGCAATCAATAGAAAATTTTAAATCAAATTTTTTTGGTGGTACACGAAAAAATAGGTTTGAAGTTCAAGGATCTTTTCCGTATGGAGGAGCTTGGAATAAATTTCAAGTATATGGAACTCAATTACCACAAAATAATTTATTAACATTAGAATTTGATCATCGTGGTAGAAAATTAAAATTACCTGGAGATAGAGTTTATGGTGTTGGTGGAAATTCTCTATGGACAGTTCTAGTATTAGATGATAATAACCAAAATCCATCTAGATTATGGAATGCAATACATGGTTGGAGTAACACCATAAATAATCATACAGCAAATACTGGTAGTCAAAGCAATGCAAGTGATTATAAAGCTTCTGTATGGACAGTAAATCAATTAAATTTAAATTGTAATGCGGCGATAAAAACAATAAAACTTTACGGCTGTTGGCCTGTCCAAGTAGGAGAAATAGAATTAGATGAAAGATTACCAAACGAATTTGCTACATTTCAAGTTGCATTTTCTTTTGATTATGCAGAATTTTAATTATGGAGTATAAATGGCTATAAATTTATTTGGATTTAAATTTGGTAAAGATGAAAAAGCAGATAAACAAAATTTGCAAAATTTCACGCCCCCAGAGGAGTTTGATGGGGCGTATACCCTTGAAGGTTCTGGCGTTTATGGAACATTCATTGATTTCATGGGATCTGCTAAAGATGAACATGCTACAATTGCTCAATATAGAGCAATGGCGTTATATCCAGAAGTAGATACAGCTATTGATGAGATTACAAATGAATCTATTGTTAATGGAAATGATAGAAAACCTGTAAAGTTAGATTTAGCAAAAATAAATTTTTCTGAAAATGTTAAAAGCAGAATTTATTATGAATTTGATAATATTTTAAATTTATTAGATTTTCATGATAAATCGTATGAAATTTTTAGAAGATGGTACATTGATTCAAAATTATATTTTTATATTTCAATTGATATGGATAATCCGTCTGATGGTATTAAGCAATTAGTCCCATTAGATTCCACAAAAATTAAAAAAGTTCGTAAAGTAAAATCTACTAATGCAAAAAGCGGAAGTGATACTTTATCAATTATAAAAGATGTTGAAGAATTTTATCTATATTCAAATAATGATAAAAATTCTATAATAGGTACTAGTTCTGGAGGTGTTAAAATTTCTCCAGATTCTATTTGTTATGTACATTCTGGAATGGTTGATATGAATTCTAAGAGAGTCTTAGGATTCCTCCACAAGGCAATTAGACCTCTAAACATGCTTAGACAGGTCGAAGATGCAATAGTCGTATATCGCATCTCCCGCGCTCCAGAAAGAAGAATATTCTATGTGGATGTTGGTAATCTGCCAAAACAAAAAGCAGAACAATATGTTCGTGAATTAATGAACAAATATAGAAATCGTATGATTTATAACCAGACAACTGGTGAAATCAAAGACGATAGAAATCAAATGGCAATGCTTGAGGATTTCTGGCTACCCAGAAGAGAAGGTGGTAGAGGAACTGAAATTACCACCTTGGACGGGGGACAAAATCTAGGCGAATTGACCGATGTTGAATATTTTAAGAAAAAGCTATATTTTGCCTTAAATATTCCTCCATCAAGATTAGTAGGAGAAAATGGTTTTAATCTTGGAAGATCTGCTGATATAACCAGAGATGAAGTAAAATTTTATAAATTTATAGAAAGATTACGATATAAATTTTCTGGAGTATTTTCTCAATTATTAAGAGTTCAATTAATTTTAAAGGGAATAATAACAGAAGAAGATTGGAATCTTATTTATCCTAACATCAATTTTGTATTTAATAGAGATTCTTATTTCAATGATCTAAAAGACGCTGAAATACTTTCGGCAAGAATGGATCTAGCTGCGTCAATGGAGCCTATGATTGGCAAATATTATTCCACAAATTATATTAGAAAAAATATACTAAAACAATCCGAAGAGGAAATTGAAGAATTAAATAAAGAAATGGCGATTGATCTAGCAAAAATGGAAGAAGATCAAATGAAACAGTTGCAGATGCAACAACTAGTTCAGGGCCAAGAATAAAAAATTCTAAATATAAAGGAAAAAAATATGATAAACAAAAAAATAATTGAATCAATTCTATCAGAAAACGCAATTAATGCTAAAAAGTTAATTGAAGAACAGTTGACTATTAAACTTGGCGAAAGACTTGCTGAAGAATATATCCGTATTTCTAAAAAAACATTTAATGAAAAAAATGAAGAATATATGGATTCAGAAGACGATGAAGAATATATGGATTCAGAAGATGAAGATGAAGAAGATATGGATTCAGAAGATGAAGAAGAAGACGAAGAGCCAATGACTGAATCTTCAAAATCTAAATTAGCAGCAATGTATCCCCCAGAAGATAAGATAACAAGAGGAGATATTATCGCAGCTGCTCAAATGAAGAAGAAGAAGAAAAAATGAAATTAATAACAGAAACAGTCGAAGAGATAAAATTTCTTACTGAAAAAACCGATAGCGGTGAAAAGCAATATTTCATCGAAGGTATTTTCATGCAAGCCGATCAAAAGAATAAGAATGGAAGAATTTATCCAAGAAATATTCTAATGAATGAAGCTCGTCGTTATGTTACTGAATATGTACATAAAAATCGTGCTTTAGGCGAACTAAATCATCCATCTGGACCATCAGTTAATTTGGATCGCGTATCACATAGAGTTACTTGGCTTAATGAAAGCGGAAGTGACATTTATGGAAAAGCAAAAGTCCTTGATACCCCATGCGGACAAATTGTAAAAAATTTAATGAATGAAGGTGTTAAACTAGGAGTATCGACTCGCGGCATGGGTTCTTTGGAGAAAAAAGGCGCAGTGAACTATGTAAAAGAAGATTTCATGCTTGCTGCCATCGATATTGTCGCAGATCCATCTGCACCAAATGCTTTCGTTGATGGAATCATGGAAGGTAAGGAATGGGTTTGGGATAATGGTATCCTAAAAGAACAAGATATTGCTGGATATCATCGAAGAATTTCAAGATCTTCCAAAAGAAAACTTCAAGAAGAATCTATAAAAGTATTTGCAGATTTTTTAAGAAAAATAAAATGAAACGCCTAAATCCAAAAGAATTAAAATCTTTAAATGAATCTTGTTCAAATGTTGTAAACAATAAACAACAATTGGACGAATCTGCGTCACAGGCATTAGGGGCTATTCTTCGCGGTATTGGAAAAGGAATTAGAACAGTGGCAAGAACTACTACTTCATCAGGTAGACAAGCCAATAAAGATGCTTTAGGTAGAACAATTCAACGGTTTGGAGTGGGGGCAGAAGAAGCTGCTGCTAAAACTAAAGAATTTTTTACAGGTAGAAATTATTCATTAATGACAAGCACTGCTAGAGGACAAAGACAAGCAGCAGCAGCAGCAGAGCGATCAGCACAAGATGCAGCGAGGCAAAGAGTAATACCAGAATTTCAAAGAATTATTAATCAATATGGAAATAATCCAAATTCTCCTGCTTGGCTTGCTAATATGACACCTGGACAAAGATTACAGGTTCAAGGAGCATTTAAAGCAGCTAGAGGAGTACAACTTCCGAGTTCTGTTCCTGGAACTCCTCCTATTGTAACCGGAAGAGATTGGGTTCAAGCAGAAAAGTTATTGCTTTCAACCCATCCGAGTGGTGGTGCTAAAGCATCTCAACAAGCTTTATCGCAAACCGCACAAAAAGCCGCTGGAAGTGGTGCAGGAACGGGAGGGGGTATGGGAACAGCTGCTGCTATTGGTGCATTAGGCGCGGGTACAGCAGCATGGGCTGCAACAAAATTTTTAAGTGCAAGAAGCTCGTTGCCATCAACAACTGTTCAGCCTTTAGAACAAGGAGCATCGCAAGGGCTTTCAAATAGTTTAGGTATTCCAGAATTAACAAGATCCCTTCAACAGGGGGTTGGCGGAAGCGCAAGGGAAGAACTGGAACTCCAAAGAAATAGAAAATAAATTTTATAAATAAAACGGAGAATATAATGTTACCACAAAATACACAATCGACTGAACCGGATATCCTTGGAGGTGGTGCGTTTGATACCACTGGCAGGGGAGTAGTTTTAAACAAGCCAGTAGGCGAATATTACGCACAAAATGCCGCCTCAATCAGGACACCACGAATGGGAGGACCAATGCAAATGCCAGGATCTCCTATGGGTACTGAAGATGGAATTGACCAAGAAGAACCAACAGATGATGAGTTACAGGCAGAATCAGAAGAATCTTTAAAGGAACATCTTGCTGCTTTATTTGCTAATTCAAATCTTTCAGAAGATTTTGTTGAAAGAGCAAAAACCATTTTTGTTGCTGCTGTAAATCAAAAACTAAACGAAAGATCTTACAAACTTCAGGAAGCATATCAGAACACATACTCAAATGCACTATCCTCAACTGTGTCTGAATTGACTGAGAAGGTAGATGATTATTTAACCTATGTTGTTGAAGAATGGGTAAAAGAAAATCGCCTACAAGTCGAAAGAGGAGTTAAAGTTGAATTGGCAGAGAATTTTATTTTTGGCCTAAAGAAACTCTTTGAAACTAACTTCATTGATGTTCCTGATGAAAAATATGATGTTCTAGATGAACTTTATTCTGAAATTGATAACCAGAAAAGACATCTAAACAAGAGCATTCATGAAAATGTTTCTCTTCGCAAGAAACTTTTAGATACTGCTGCTATAGCAGTCTTTGCGGAAGAAACTGCTGGTTTAGCTTCAACCCAGATAGATAAATTGGCTAATCTAGCAGAAGGAGTTGAATTTGATAATGCAAATGAATTCCGTAGAAAACTAAGAGTTATCAAGGAAAGCTTCTTTGCTCGTCCAGTTCAATATGTCCCACAACCATTACCAAGAATACAATCAGTAAATCGCGCTATTGATATACTTGAAACATCATCAGTACCCGAAACATTAACTGAAAGTACTGTTAATGCTTATGCAAATGCGATTAGTAGACACCTTAAGAACAGATAAATTATAAATAAAAATACACAGGAGATAACATGTTCGAAGATACAACACCATACGATATTTTAACTGAGAAGTGGGAGCCAGTTTTAAGCCACCGCGCACTCCCTGCAATTGAAGATAGCTACAAATCTAAAGTAACCGCAGTTCTTCTTGAGAATCAAGAGTCTGCAATGCGTCAGCAAAGACTTGTTGAAGACAACACCCTAGGTGGACCAATCAGCAATGTTTTTGGTGGGGCATCAACTAACATCGCTGGTTATGATCCAATCCTAATCAGCCTTGTTCGTCGTGCAATGCCAAACCTCATTGCTTATGACATCTGCGGCGTTCAGCCCATGACCGCTCCAACCGGACTCATCTTCGCAATGCGTCCCAAGTACGATACCGCCCCCCGTAAGGAAGCCATGTATCAGGAACCATTTGTTCCATTCGGTGGTTCAGGTGGCACTTTAAGCGGATATCAGGGCTACTTTGGAGGTTCTGCTGATTACGGTCTAACTCTCTTTGCAGGTGTTAGCAGCGGTACTAGAAACTCATCTAGCTTCTTTGGAGATAACTTCAAGGGCATGTTAGTAGGTGAAGCTGAATCGCTCGGAGGTGCTGGTGCAAAGCAGTTCGGTGAAATGGCCTTCACTATTGACAAGGTTGCTGTTCAGGCTAAGACACGCGCTCTAAAGGCCGATTACACGACTGAACTTGCTCAAGACCTCAAGGCTGTTCACGGACTTGATGCTGAAACCGAACTTGCTAACATTCTCAGCACTGAAATTCTTGCTGAAATTAATCGAGAAGTTGTTCGTGGTATCTACCATGTCTCTAAACTAGGAGCACAGCAGACTGATCTATTGGGCAATGGACAGGGTGGAGGGGCATATGACCTTCTATCTGACTCTGATGGTCGTTGGTCAGCTGAACGCTTCCGTGGCCTCATGTTCCAGATCGAACGCGAAGCCAACCAGATCGCAAAAGAAACCCGTCGTGGTAAGGGTAACTTCATCATCTGCTCATCAGATGTTGCTTCAGCCCTCGCAATGGGCGGATTCCTCAACATCAGCCCTGCTC